TGGCTACCGGTAAGATACTATGATTGGGAAATTGGTTTAAACGAAGATAAAAGAAATATTACTTTACTTGATAAACAATTTGCAGCTCAAGCTGATAGTGAATTGAAAGAGCTATTAAAATGACATATGAGACAGCATTGCAGCGAGCTGGTACGTACCAACTAGCTGGCTTTTTTCTTAAAAAATATGGAAGATCTGATTTAGGTACTCTTGATTTTTCTCGAATTGTGCATACATGGGAACTCAATGAATCTCTCGATAATGGATATATGTACGGTAGTGCAACAATATACGACAGTGGAGATTATTTAGATCAAGCTTTCGGAGGATTGGGATTAGTAGGTGAAGAACTTATTTCAATTGGTTGGACCGATTGGTATAAAGGTGAAGCCGGTGCATTTAATGGATTTATATATTCCATTACTGACGTAAAAGAAGTTAATACAAGTAATGAAACTTATAGATCATACGTAATACATTTTGTGTCGCAAAGAAAATTTGAAAGTAATAGATTTAGATTACGTAGATCTTTTAGTGGTGGAAAAATAAGTGATTATGTAAAAACTATTTTTAAAGATTATTATGGCACAACTGTAGTGAGTGATAATATTGAAGAAACTTATGGTACACCAAAACTCGTTATACCTAACTATAGTCCAGATGAAGCCTTACATTTTCTTGCAAGAAAAGCTGTATCAAACGTAAGTCAAAGTCAAACGTTTAGATTTTTTGAAAACAAAAATGGTTATCATTTTCGTACACATGAGCATTTAGTTCAAAATGCTAGAGAAGACACTATTACATATTCTAAAATTACTGAAGCGGATAGCAGCGCTGAAGCTCAAGAAAGATTAGTTCAAAGTATTATTGATATTGAGTTTCCGTTACACGTGAATACTTTTGAAGATATGAATAGTGGAGCATATTATCATACCGTAACAGAACTTGACATTAATAATCGTAGAGTATATAGAACAGACTATAACCATTTAGAAAACTATTCGACATATGATTTACCCGATGGACAAAATAATGTAAGGTCAAAACACAGCGCGCAGTTTATTCAAAATCATTTTAGACATGAATCCCAAGATAACTTAGTTATAAAAGATTATCATAGTTTAGATAATACTTCACCTTCAGCGTTTAGTAGACCATATACAGGTTACACTGACATATATAATAAAAAGAAAGTAAGCTTATATCATCATACCTCAGAATTGGTTACAATGAAAGTGTATGGAAGAAATGACGTGGCAGCCGGTGATGTAATCCAAATTAATTTAGTAGAAGTATCTTCAGATCTTTTGAATAGAGGAAGAGATGAAAAACGTTCTGGTAAATATCTAATTGAAAGTATTAAAAATGTATTCCATGAAGATACGTTTTATCAGATAATCTCAATGTCGAAAAGTGGATTTAAAGGTACACCGGAACCGTTTGTGGTACAACAAGATAGTAGAGAAATATTAACAACACTTACGAATAGTGGCAATAATACAGACACGCAAGGTGGTGGAAATAATAATGATGATGGAGGAATTTTAGTATGATTTCAGAAAATGGCTTTGACAATATTCATTTCTTTATGGGTATTGTTGAAGGAGATCACGATCCAACCGGAAATAATAGAGTGAAAGTAAGATGCTTTGGCATCCACCCTCCAGTGTCAACTGGTCAAGTTAAAACTAAAGATCTTCCTTGGGCTGTTCCATTGAATGGTACATATGGTGGAATGACTGTTGCTCCCGGTAATGGCGAATGGGTGTTTGGATTTTTTGCAGATGGACGAGATGCTCAACATCCAATGTTAATTGGTAGTGTTCCTGGTACAAACTTTCAACAACCTTCTGGATCAGGTTCTGAGTTTACTAATGAATACACTAAACCTTCAAATCGTACATATAAAACTTATGCTAAACCTGCAGCACACTTTGCACAAACGGGTGAAGAGCTCGATGCGACTCAAGTTTTATATCAAAACTCAACGCTTAAACAAAGCGTAACTGTAGCTGGTGGAGATGCAGGGTGGAGTGAGCCTGAAACTCCAGTTTCTCAAGGCATGGAGAAAACAGTTGTGTGGCAATCTAAATATGGTAATTCATATGTAGAAATTGGCGGTGATGAAAATGCTGAAGTAATTAATATTTCACATGGTAGAGGATCCCACGTATCGATTGACGAAGCTGGTAATGTAAAACTAAGATCTTCAGGTGATATGTATAATATTTCCGATGGTCACACTCGAGAATATTCTGAAGGTAGAAAAGATGTTTACGTAAATGGATCTTGGACTGTTAAAACTCGTGATGGTGATGCCACACTTGAAATCCATGGTGATATGAATCAAATCGTTCACGGTGATTGGAATTTACAAGTAGGTAAGCGTGCAACAATTAATGCTGCAGGTGGATTTGAAATGAATGCATCTCGTGTCGCAATTCAGGCAGAAGACGAAAGTATGAGTCTTATTGCGAATCACAACTTCTCTATGCTAGCCGGTGAAAACCTTGAACTAAAAAGTTCAAAGGGATCTTTATATTTGTTTGCGCCAGTTAACCTTGAGCTATTAGCGGGTGGACAAGCATATCTTACTGGTGTTACAAAACTTAATTTATTTAGTGTAACTCGAGTGGCGATTAATGGTGGACTAGCAGGATTTGGTATTGTAACAATTCAATCTCCTATTCCAGGCCTAATGGCGCTTGGTGCGTTAAAGCCGCCAGGAAAACCTGCTTCACCAAAGGTTGGTGATAGAATTCCTGCTGGCCAAGCGACTTTACCAGATGGTACGGTATCTTCAGTAAATGCTGGATTTGGACCAGACGCAATTGATGATTTTGAAGATATTGATATTGCATCTGTTCAAGAAGCAGATGTAACAAGTACTATATCAGATGCCATTGATAGAGTGGCAGTAGATGATAACGAACCAGGTGCAAATTTAATAGTTGACGAAACAAATCAAGATATTATTGACGAAAGAAACAACGATGGAACTAATGTTTAAATTGGGAGATTAAAATGGCAAGAACGTGTGATACCATATTTCCAGCCGGCATATTAACTGGATCTGGAACTATACAAATTCCAAATTTTGAAGACTTAGTAAAATCGTATGACGATCCTCTATACCGTTACGATCTTAAACTGCTAAGCGTATTGTCAGTATTATTGAATAGCCTATTGTCCACAATTGATTTGGACGATTATCCAAATTTGAAAGAAAGACTTGATGATGATGGAGTAATTGGATTAGATGAATTAGCCAATATTTTAAATGATACTGGACTCGATCCAGGAACATTGAAAGATGCTTTTCTTTCTGATTTTCCAGTGGAAATAAATTTAGATTTAGTAGATTATCTTGTTACAGAACTAGATGGTGTAACTACATTGGATCCTGATTTTATAATTGAAAACGAAGCAGAGATCGTAGAGAATGTAATTAATAATGCTCCAGAAGTAATACCCGACGAATTTGATTTTAATTATCAAGTAAATCCATGGACTCCAAGTATTCCTATTTTACAAATTTTATTTCAATTTGAAGAATATTATTCTGATAATTTATCAGACATTTATACTTCATCAGTGTGCGATGGTATATTTAAAATCGCAAATACATTTACTAAAGTTATTTCTACTGTAAGAGATATTATACTTGGTATATCAAATGTACTTACTAGCATATCTAGTTTTTTACGAAGAGTGCTAGACATATATAATCTGATTACTAACTTATTTACTAAATTTAATGATTTTTTAGGAATGTTGAATCAAGGCATTGGCCAAGTAATTAGTTCACTTCAAACTGTTATCTCTGAAAAAATTGCAGCGTTTACTACTCAAATTTCGAATTTAACAACTTCAATAGGAGAAGGTGCAAGGCTTTTCACTAGTATGACGACTTCTCTTGGAAACGCTCAATCGTTTTTAGGTAATGGACAAAACCTTATACAAATGGTTGATGGCATTAATGCTGGATTAATGAAATTTTATAATCAATATATTGAACCTTGGCCTGCTGTTATTGCAAAGGTTGCAAATATCGCATGTAATATTTTGAGAAGTGTTGAAAGAGCTCTTAGACATCCTATTGAATATGCTAAACAACTTTTAAGAGAAGCTGTATATCGCACTGACATTTATAAAGCTTACACCGGATTAGCTCAAGATTGGGCGACATTAAGTGGTGGATATCGTTTACCGCTTAATCAAAGATTGTTGTCGACAAATAGCGCTGCTATTACAATTAACTCGCCTCAAAGATTACCTTCTAATCTTGGTACAATTCCAACTGATGGTACTGCACAAGAAGTACAAAATACAGTTACATTAAATCCAACTAACTATGTTACATTACGTGCAACTGAAGCTGAGTTAAACTATATCGCAGCATTAACAGAAGATGGTTGTGCTGAATTTGATTTTACTGAGTCAGTAAAGCAAATGGGAAAAATAGCACGTGGCACATATGAAAATGGTAGAGAAGATCCTACGTATAAAGGACCAATATATGACTGTGCAAATAGACCAGAAGATCACGCAAAAGAATGGAATAAAAATCAAAACTTTCCTGAAGCTGGCTGGAAAATGATTTCAAACGTACATCCGTTTATGTACGTAGCTTTACGCAGAGTTGCAAGTCGCCTTGGTAAAAAATTAACTATTACAAGTGGATATCGTAGTCCATATTATAATCGAATTGTTTTAAGACATTGTAGAGGAAATACCGGAGCTGCACATAACTCTTTACATATGTCAGCTATGGCCCTCGACATTTCAACAGACAACCTTACAAATTATCAAACAGCTTTGCTTATTAAGTTCTGTAGCCAAGAAGGATTTAATAGAATTTCTGTGTATAATAGTTTTATTCATGTTGACATCAAAGGTGGAGCTTATCGAGGTAATTGGACAAATAACTATCGTGGTAATGCTGACATTCGTCGGTCAATGGAAATGCATTTACAACGACAGCATACCGATGGACCGGTATAAATAATCTAAAGAGGTATACCGATGGCGCTTACACCATTATCTAGGAAAATAACTTATTACTCAGATTTTGACGAAAATCTGCTAGCTAATCCTGTGAGTAATGATGTTGCGTTAAAGCTAAATGAAAATGCTATTAAGCATTCAATTAAGAACTTAGTTCTTACAAAACGTGGTGAAAGACCATTTCAACCAAACTTAGGTTGCGATGTGCACACATTACTTTTTGAAAACGTTACGCCTGACATTTTAGAAAATATGCGTAATATGATTGAAGAAACTATTACTGCATATGAGCCTCGCTGTGAATTACATAGCGTAGACGTTACCGCATCTTATGATGAAACTCAAGTGAACGTGAGTATCGTATTCTCGGTTATAAATACAGAAGAGCCAATAACATTAGACATAATACTGAATAGGGTAAGATAATGGCTACAAACCAGCCTTTCACAAATTTAGATTTTCAGGATGTAAAAACAAACCTGAAAGACTATCTTAAAAGCCAAGATAAATTCAAAGACTACAACTTTGAAGGATCCAACATGAACGTCTTGTTGGATATTCTTGCTTATAATACATTTCAAAATAACTATTATACAAACATGGCTATTTCTGAAATGTTTTTGGATTCGGCTCAACTCGAAGATAGTGTAGTATCTCATGCTAAAATGCTTAACTACACGCCTAGATCTCGTCGTTCTGCTCGTATGACAGTTGATGTTACTTTCTACCCTACAGACGTACCTCCTAGCATTACCTTACCAGCTCGTACAGCGTTTACTGCAATTTGCGGAACTGAAATCTATTACTTCTATAATAGAGAAGCACACGTTGTTACACCGCTTGATGGTGAATATAAATTGTCTGGCTTAGAAATCTACGAAGGTAAGTACGTAACTGAGTATTATAATGTAAAAGCTGACGGTACTGATTTGTTTATTCTTAACAATGATAACGTCGACACTACAAGTATTGAAATATTTTTACAAGATAATTCTACTGCTGATCCAGTAGAATATTTGTTTACACCTAGTGTTTATGGCGTTGGTGCTGATGATAAAATATTCTTTGTGCAAGGATATAAAAAAGATCGTTATGAAATTCGCTTTGGACAGGACGTATATGGTAAACAACCAGTTAACGGTAACATTTTATCAATTCGTTATATGACAACAAATGGAGATGTCGCTAATGGCATTTCTGTTGCAAGACTTGATACGCCAATTGATGGTTATCAATCAGGTGTTGCAGTTACTGCACCATCGCAAGGTGGTTCTGATCGAGAAAATCTTGCAGCAATTAAAGAATTTGCACCAAAGTCTTTACAAGTACAAGAACGTGCTGTTACAGAAAACGACTATGTTGTACTGCTCAAAAATAGATTTCCCCAGATACGAGCAGCTTCAGTATATGGTGGAGAAAAACTTATCCCACCACAATACGGAAGAGTCGTTGTAGCAGCATATGTTTCAGATGATGAAAATATTCCGGAAAGTACTAAACAACTATTCATAGATTATTTAAAAGATAAAATTCCATTTACGCTTGAAACAGTTGTTGTGCCTGCTAAGTTTATGTATCTCGAGATTGTAAGTAATATTTACTTTGATCCAAACGTTACAAATAAGTCAGCCGGTGCTATTCGTGCACTAGTAAACGATAAAATTACTCAATACGGTTCAAATAATTTAGACGACTTTAAGCGTAACTTTAGATACTCAGCGCTTACAAGTGAAATTGATTCGGCTGACACGAGTATACTTTCAAATGATACTACTGTAAGAGGTATCATTACGATTGCGCCGATTCGTACAGCAGACAGTTTTTATGTACTTCAGTTTAGTAATCCACTTAAACCTGACGTAACATTTTCTGAAACGCAAATTGATTCTTACGAACCATGCGTCATTAGTGATACATTTACTTTTGCAAATCGTACAGCATATTTTATGGATAATGGTCAAGGTAGATTAGACATTGTAAGTACAGTTGATAATAAACTATCTTATGTTACAAAAGGTGCAGGGTCAGTTGACTATACAACAGGCGATATCACAATCAATACTATTTCCATTCAAGATTATGACGGAGACGGAATTAATTTCTACGCAAGATTGTCAACAAAAGATATACTTGCACCAAGTGATAGAATTATAAGAATTAGACCAGAAGATATTACTTTAAACGTACAACAGCGTAGAAGATAATGGCCGATATAACAAAAACAATATCACAATTTATTGAGAGTCAATTTCCCGAACATTATCGGGAAAACACCGACAATAATACGTATTCTCGAGCAGTACTCGTTGACTTTGTTGAAGCGTATTATGAATTTGTTGAAGCCAATAGCGAAGAACATTTTTTAAGTAATAGAGAAATACTTAATTATATCGATGTAGATAATACACTTACTCGATTTATTGATTACTTTAAGAAAACATATTTACGTGAGATGCCTTACGTATATGCGGTAGATGATGAGTTTGCAATTAAGCATATCATTGATCTTTATCGTGCAAAAGGTACAGAAGCTTCTCTTAAATTACTTATTCGTTTAATATTTAATCAGGATATTAGTGTTTATTATCCTGGCCAAGATGTGTTGAGAGCATCACACTCAGTATGGGTTGATCCACGCTATTTAGAACTATCGCACAGTCATCGCACAAAAGATTTTATTGGTAAAAGAGTAAGAGGTTCTTCTTCTGGCTCAACAGCATATGCACAAAGTCTTGTGACAAAAAGTGTAAATGGTAAATATATCGACATTCTTTATATCAGTGACATTCGTGGAGGTAACTTTGTAACCGGCGAATATATTAGTGATGATGGTGCAATATCACGAGCACCAAAACTTATTGGTTCATTAAGTAGTGTTGACGTCGTAAAAAGTGGCTCAGGTTATTCTGTAGGTGATAAATTAACAATTGAATCTAATGAAGGTACGAGTGCTAAAGCTCGTATTACCGAAGTCCTTGATCCAACAAACCTTGTGGAATTCGAATTAGTCGATGGTGGATACGGATATTCACTCACTGACTCGAGTGTTTATGTTTCAACAGCTATACTATTTGTTGAGAATCCTAATAAAGATTATACCATATTCGAAACAGTCCGTCAACCGTTATCTCAAATTACTACAAATAATTCTATTGACGCCGTAATTGGTGATGTGGTAACAGGTTTAGATGCAACATCAAATACAGTTGCAACTGGTGTTATTGTTTCTGTGAATGACGATAAAGATCAGTTTGTAATTGAAGAGCGTACTGGTACATTTGAAAAGCAATATACGCTTACACTGCAAACCGATAATAAGTTTATTGTTGGTGAAATAGTTGAAGAAGGTGATAGCGTAGAACTCGAAGTAAGTAGCTTGTCGGGTCCATTTACGCCCGGCGAGCGTGTCCTACAAAGAGATCTTGTTAATGGTATATACCAAAACATTGCCTATGGAGATTTTGTATCTCAAGCAATTAATACTGTCGTACTTGAAAATGTGTTTGGCGAATTCTTATCAAATAATAATATTGAAGGTGTTACATCAGGTACAACTGCAGACATTGAAAACGTAACAAAAACGTTTGAAGGTCAAAGCGGTGAAATTATCTCAGCTGTTGCAAATACAATTACAATTACGCCGAATGGATCTCCATTAACATCTAATAATTCTATTCGCGGTGCAATATCATATAATATTAATGTTATCGACAGCATTACAGAAAGTGGATTGACATCTATTAGTATTTCTGGTAATACTGAAATTGTAGATGCGTATTCAAATGTAACTGCTTCGGGTTTTGTTTTAGGGCAAGATGAAGAAAAGGTTGGCTTGTACGGTAACACTAATCCATTCTATTTTGCTCAAGGTGTAGAAAATATTTTGGTTGGAGACTCATTTGATCGTGAAATTACTCGTATAGGTAAAGGCTTTGGTGCAGACTTTGATCTCAATACTTTGAATCCTGATACAATCGAAACTGGTAATATTGTTTCTGATTTGATTAGCGGTGAAAATATTGTAGACATTGAGTACTTAGATCTATTTGTTGGTGCAAACAATTCAGGTATTAATAAACTCAGTGCTAATGTTGCAATTGCTAACACTGGATCTGGCTACGCAAATAATACAACAATCGTATTCTCAGGTGGAGGATATGACGGTGGGGATCCTCTTATCTCAGCAAAAGGAACTATACAAGTTGATGGTAGTGGTGCCATTACTGGAGTAACAGTAAGTGATCCCGGCCAAGGATACTATACAATTCCTGATTATGCTATTGCGGGTGGATCTAACGCCAATTTAGTATTTAGTGTAGAAAGTGGTTATGGATTTTCAAAAGATCCAACAATTGGTTTAGATGGTGTCATTAACGATGCACTTGGCGAAAGATCTATTACAATTGGTGAGATTTCTTCAATTAAAAATGTAAACAGTGGTGAACAATATGACACCGGTGTTTTTGTTCGAGTCATTAACGAAGAAATTCAAGAATTTATTGTAGAAGATATTGTTTTAAGTGTTGCAAACTTAGCAGGTACTTTTGCAATTGGAGAAGTTATCGAAGGTGGTACAAGCGGTGCTAAAGGTAGAGTACGCGAATTAGATTTTGACGTCAATACTGTGAGTATTAAAAACCTTTCGTTCTTTAATAACTTCCAAATAGGCGAAACACTTACAGGTGCTAACTCACAATCAACAGCTGTTGTAACTCAAGTCAACGGTGATTCTACTCGACAATTGTTAATGGGTGAGAACGCAGAGTTTAGTTCTCAGGTTATCTTTGCTGAAGGTGTTGTTTCACAAATTGAGATTACAGATTCTGGTTATGGTTATGTTGATGGAAGACAAGTAACACTTATCAATGCTAATAACGCTGTGGTTACTACCGGTACTGGTAGAGTAACTCGTCAAGGTGTAGGTACTGGATTCTGGAAAGGAACAGCTGCTCACCTTAATGATAAGTTCTTGCACGATAATAAATTCTACCAAGAATACTCATACCAAGTTATCAGTAGCTTGTCATTTGAACAATATGAAGATATTGTTCGTGACCTTGTACACGTTGCAGGTACTGAGCTATATGGTAAAGTTGAAGTACAAACCGATCCACAAATAGAATATACTCAGTCTTCGTCTATCGTACTTGGTAATAAGATTATTGCATCAGGCGTATTTATTGCTGACAACAACATAGCAGACGTTTCGTTCTTAAATATTGAACTTGATGGTCAACAGTCTGGCGTTGGTAGATTTAAGTATGCTGTAACAATTGCGAATAGTGGATTTGGATATTCTAACTCTGCGGTAATTGAAATTACTGGTGGTGGGCCAGACGCAAATACAGAACCAAGAGTACCAGCACAAGCTTCTATCATTACTGACGACGATGGTAGAATCGTAGACTTTAGTGTTAACATCGAAGGTGAAGGCTACTATAGCGTACCTGAAGTTACTATCCCAGGAGGTGATGGTAATGCTAATGTTATCGTAGAAATTGAATTCGGATATGGCTTCATAAGAGATCCGTATTCCGATATAAATAATATTATTGGCGATACAATAGGTGGCGGTCAAGTTCTATTTGACGATACTGAAGTAGTGTTTGACGACTAAGAAGGAAATAATTCGTGAAACTACTAACAAATAATTTTAAAGTTTTGATGGCGAACATGTTCTATGATTCGCTAAGCGCTAACAACTATTTTCTTTATGTTGCGCGGACAGTTCCATTTGATGATAATGGTGTTGAAGAGCCAGGAGACTCGTTAAACGACACTTTCCTTGAGCTTAACGAGCGTATGATTTTTGGTAAGCATATTACTGATGACGATACTCGTATTATGATTAAAAATAAATCTTGGACACCAGGACAAGTATATCCTATCTACGATGATTTAAACGACAATCTAGACGATCAGAATTTTTATGTCGTAACTCGAGATGGTGATGAAGTAAGCGTTTTCAAATGTATTGATAACGATAACGACGCAATATCGTTGGTTAAACCTATTAGATCTGAAACATCTCCAAACGACGATTTCTATCGTACTTCCGATAACTATGTTTGGAAGTTAATGTATACTATTTCTGGTAATTCATTCGACAAATTCGCTACATCAAAATATTTCCCCATCGAAGTAGATGCTGAAATTGCAAATAACGCAATTGCTGGCGGTATTGAATGTGTACGTGTTGATGTTGCTGGAGCTGGATACGATAACTTTATTGAAGGTAGTATTTCACAAATTAACATTGGTGGTAATCCACGTAAAATGTATATTCAGGGTGAGTCTGGCGAATTAGCTTCACCAACTGGATATTATACTAACTCAGCAATTTACATAACTTCTGGGAATGCACAAGGCCAACTGAGATCTATTACATCTTATGGCGTTGAAAACAATCGACGATTTATTACTGTTGACGCTTCTTTTTCTCCAGCAATTGCAGCAACCGACACCTTTGAAATCTCACCTAACGTACTTGTGACCGGTGATGGTACAGGTTTCCAAGGCCGCGCGGTGATTAATGAAACGAGTGGTATTATTGAGCGTGTAGAAATTATTGATCGCGGTACGGGTTATACTCAGGCTACAGCAACTATTGTTGCTAACACCGCAGGATTCGATACAAATGCATTTAGTCCTGGTTCTGCTAGACCAATTATTTCGCCAATTGGTGGTCATGGCTCAGATCCTCAAAAAGAATTATATGGACACTTAGTTGGAATCTCAGTAGACTTTGCAGGTAACGAATTACCTACAGCAAATAATGATTATCGTAGCTTTGGCATTATGAAAGATCCAACATTTAAAGATGCGCAGATTCAATTAAATACTTCGGTAGGTTTAAATGAAAATGACGTAATCTTACAAAGTAATACAAATGCTACTGGAACTATTACTGACATTGATGTAGCAAATAATGTAATTACTCTCAGTACAGTAAGTGGAGTGTTTAACGCAACAGACGCTATTACTGTTGGTAATACAGAATTTACGGTATCATCTATTTTAGATAATAATGACACATTTGATCAGAGATTAGTTTTAGATACATCACTTACGTTTGGTGCTGGATTTCAAAAAGATGAAACTATTATTCAACAAAATACAAATGCGTCAGCGGTAGTACACCAATATGATTCCGGAACTATTCGCGCAATTAACGTACAAGGTAATTTCCTAGTTTCTACCACATCAGTTATAGTTGGTCAGACATCAGGTACTCGTGCTGTTATAAATACTATTACACAACCAGATATGATTAAAGGCTCAGGCGAAGCAATGTTTGTACAAAACATCGAACCTATTACAAGAGCTGACGGCAGAACAGAACGAACTAAAATAATTATTGGATTCTAAGAGGTAGAAGATGGGTTTAACCACCGACTTTAACGTCACACCATACTTTGACGATTTTAACGAGCAAGACAACTTTCACAGAGTTTTGTTTAAACCCGCTGTTGCTGTACAAGCTCGCGAGTTAACTCAGCTTCAAACAATTCTTCAAAACCAGATCGAAAGATTTGGTACGAATGTTTTGCAAGAAGGTACTATCGTAAAGGGTGGTAACTTTGTAGAAGAAAATCCTCTACCATATGTTAAAGTATCAGATAACAATACTGCTAATGAAGCGATAAATGTTACATCGTTTATTGGATATACTGCAGTTGGTACAGTAACTGGTCTTAGAGCTATTATTGCTGATGCAATTGTAGGCTTAGAAACTCAAAGTCCAAACTTAAATACGTTATACGTAAAATATATCAATACAAATGACAACGGTGATAAGGTATTTAACTCTACCGAAAACCTTGCTATCCGCGACCAAGATGATAACTTAATTACAACAAT